TGGTACTCCCGCTCTGACTCCCGTCATCCCTTAAATGGGCTCTGTCCGCAGTTACTCGGCTACTACTATACCTCTGTGTGACACCCATCACCTTTGGACGTCGTTTTGCATTCTATCAAAAGAATTAAAACTATTTTTGCCCCACTGTAAAATCTTGATTATTTATTACAGTTGTACATAGGCCCCCGACTATTAGTCACATTGAGACTCATCATTTCCTTTTGTCCCTTTGTTGCCTTTTGAGAATTAAGGCCTAAAATATATTATATAAACCTAAAAAGATTAGAAAAAACATCATAAAACCTATAAAAAATTTCCCTGCATTTTTGCATTTTCCGTTTTATCTTTATTACACGCCAATTTCCCGCGTGTTTTCGTTTTGTTATCAAATAATCCAACTAGTTTGGATGTGCGACCTATCAGTTTCACTGCAAATTTCATTATTGCATTATTTTATGGAAAAGGCCCGTCTGTATGAGCAGACGTGACTTTGGGTACTATTGAGTAAGCAGTTCATTTATGGACCTATTGCTCGGGATCGTTTAGTTAGTAAGATTTCTACGATTCGCTGGATTGGGGAGGAAGTAAGGTTTGACACCCGTATCTTCCGCCTTTCACCCTTTTTGGCACCCTTGGAGGCTTGTCGGTTTTTCTGGCAACGTCGCGACCCTTTTCGAGACTATTTTGTGATCATTGTTGTTTGGTTTGAATGAGTGTAGTGTTTCTTTCGTGCATTTTTTGAAGTTGGTCTCGGCACAGGTGAAGTCCGGTTTTTTGTTCGCAAGCATTTTTTCCTTATAAAAATAGGTGCACCCCACGAAACAGATTTTAGACATATATGAATACACGAATTATGTCCCAATCTGTCACCTTATCAAAGGTATTCGTCGAAGACTCTCAGGCTATGAAGCAACCCAGCGCGCCTGACGCTAAGTCCAAATCTCTTATTGAGAAGTACGTTGGTAACGTACCTGTCGTCCACTCGCTCTCACCCGAGGCTCAAGCCTCGCTTGATGGAGCTGTTAGAGTGATGAAAAATGTTGAACAACATATGAATGGCGAGATATCTACCACCATGAAAGCAATTTCAATGATATCCGACTCATGTCAAAAGACAGCAGAATATTGGAAAGAAATATTGCTGTCGCTCCCTCCTGTTATAGGAATGGTAATTTCCGGTTATCTTGCAATTAAGAAGAGATCGTTATTATGGAGTGGAGTTTTTGGCACATGTGGTGCTCTCGTTTTTGGCATTACTAGTTTTGCCATTTTGGAAGAGAAGTTCCAAGCCCTGTTAGCAACGTTAAACAATTATGCTGGATCAGATGAGGGCGCAGAACCACAAGCTTGTGATGAGTCTATTTTCACCCCATTAATCACACTTGTGTTCTCTTACCTTTCGTTTCAAGTTACCGGAAAAGATAGCAAAGTAGCCACTACAATGGCGTTTGTTAAGGAATGTGCGAATTGGGATCGTCGTAAAGACAATATTCAATCAATTTTCACCTCAGTTTGTAACCTTTTTCAGAAGGCGTATAATTTCATTCGTACTCGAGTTTTCGGACTTGATGCAATTGAATATAATATGACTGTTGAGAAGGATGTGAATGAATGGTGTAATTCTGTTTTGAAAGTGTCTGAGGAAGCGTACAAAGGTGACCTTAAAATCAATCGCCCTAATGCAGTTCGTCTGCAGCGTTTGGAAATGCAAGGTTCACAGTTAATGACACGCAAATACCTCACCCCCACCATTGCAAATTCAGTAAAGCAAGCCCTCGGATATCACGCCTCGGTTTTAACCAAGGTAATGGGCCCATTTTCTGGAATTCAAAGCGATGCCCAAGGACCACGTCATGAACCCCTATTGTTATGTTTTTGGGGAAAACCCGGCACTGGTAAAACACTTAATATGATGCCATTTGTCGATGATATTGCAATGCAATCCCTATCCCCTGAAGAGTGTAAACATTATCAGAAACACTGGGGAGATTATTGCTATTCACGTGAGATTGAGCATGAATTTGCCGATGGCTATCGTGGCCAAAGGTATTTCTATGTTGATGATGCGTGGAATACGCGCGATGTAGCGGGACAACCCACGAATGAGTATACTGAAGCTATTCGTTTGGGACACATTTTCCCACATATTTTCCATATGGCCGATCTGGCACAGAAAGGCACTACTTACGCGCAAATCGATTTGGGAGTTTACACTACTAATGCAACATCTATGAAGCCCCAGTCGATTATTGAGCCCGAGGCTGTGCATAGGAGATTTATGTTCATTCATGCTGGTATAAAAGCCAAGTATGCTATTGATCCTACTGCCAACCCCCTGGTTCGGAGGCCTGATTTTAGCCTTATTCGAGGACTTAACTACAATGATGATATTGCAGAATACCATTGGAGTAAAGTTGAAGGCAACGAATTTCGTTTACTGAATTGGGATGACAAGACCGATTTGCCCCGAGGACCTGTGTCGCTGGACGACATTAAGGAGTGGACACTTAAGGAACTGCACAACCGCAAGACGTTCTTTGATAATTACACTGACTATCGCATTGACAAAATGCGCAATGCTTATGCAAAGCGCTTTCAATGTTCAATGGACGATAAAACTGTCCCCCTTATGGAACCCGAGACCTACTCTGACACCACCGCCTCTCGAGGCGCAGAGCAACAGGCTGCTTGGGATATACCCGCTGTTAAATCTGAACTACAGATGACGCACCTTGAAGAGGATGCGCAACAGTATGAGCCCCCGGAATTAGAGACTGATGAATTTATTGAAGAAACTGCGAAAACTATTGAAGAGGTCGCAGCGGAGATCAACTCTATGCCCGATTCGGATGAGGCCAATGAACGCATTGATACTATGCTTGATCTCATGAATGTGTGTGGTGAAGATAGGTTTAGCGCTAGTCGCTTCCTGTCCCACCTCAGACGCATGGTCGAGAATTTAGTCCCCGATGTGTTTTTGGCAGACCGCCTCTCCGCACTTGTGCGGATACGAGCCCATATTGGACTACACCAATGGAATGCTTCTATGAAGCAACCATGGTCCGTATGGAAGAAGTGGATATTTAGTTACGTTGATAGCGTAAAGCGTATGCGCGATTGCTTTGCAGCAAAGACCGTTGTCGCCCGTGGCTTA